TTTCATCTTGCAAACCTAACTCACGCAGAGCTTGTGCCGCACCTCTTTTAGCTGCACGATCTAGCATTTCTTCCATTTGCTCTGGTGTTAAGTCTGTCATATCTTACCTCAAGGTGCAGTAGGCCAGTCAGCTTCACTCAAGTGAGGCCAGTTTTCATGCGTAGTAATGTCACGGAGGGCTTGTCTGTACTGTGTAGTTATATCATCTAATGTGTTATCTGTCAAGGCTAAATAGTCTGTAGCAGCTAGTAACTCATTACGTTTCTTACGGTTATCACTAGCCGCCTGTGCACTTCGTTGAGCAATCTGTTCTTCTGTTAAAGCTACAACAGTTTTAGTAATAATCCAACGTCCAGAGTAAATAGGTAGACCAACTTGATCAGCATCAACTTCACCTGTAATAGGATCAGTGGCGTCCTCTTCAGTTGTATAACGAGTAATCTCACGTTCAGGTAGATTACTATGCTCAATACGGTGAGTCATAGGGTTATACTCAGGTGCACCTTGATAACCTACAGGGTGCATACCGTATCTAGCCATAACACTAGTAGGAATGCTCTTTGGAAAAGATACGTTGGGGTTGTCACGGCGAAGATCACCTACAGTATATGGATACTGGGCTACTTGACCATTTGTAATTTTAACAAACATTGTATAAATCCTTTCTGTTTGTTTTACTGATTATTAAGAAGGGTGTAAGTATGTACAGAACCTAACGTAGAATTTTGGTTACCTATAAGGTACATCTTACTACCATCATCTTTAAAAAATAAACCTCTTGAGTCTGGTTCTTGAAGCTTAATGCTAAAGTTTTGTACATAACTAGCAGTAGAAATATCCCAAGCTGTACTTAGATTGTACTCATTTACATCGTCATCATTAGTACCGCCTATAAACATTTTAGTGCCATCAGGTTTAAAAGAGACACTATGAGGAAAAAAATCCTCATTTGATACATCAAAATTTTGTGAATAACTAGCGGTAGAAATATCCCAAGCTGTACTTAAATTATATTCATTTACATCATCTCCTGTACTACCACAAATATACATCTTAGTTCCATCAGGCTTAAAGAAAATACCTGTTGGATTAGTTTCTTGCGAAGCCACACTAAAAACTTGCACATAAGAAGCAGTAGAGATATCCCAAGCTGTACTCAAGCTGTATTCATTAATATCATCACCGTTACTTCCAAGAACATACATTTTAGTACCATCGGGCTTAAAGAAAATATCTTCTGGGGTTGCTTCTTGAGTATTAACACTAAAGCTTTGTACATATGAAGCTGTAGAAGTAGCCCAAGCTGTACTTAAATTATATTCATTAACATCATTTCCTGCATTACCTAAAATGTACATTTTAGTACCGTCAGGTTTAATAAAAATACCTGTTGGGTCTGTTTCTTGAGTACTGAAATCAAAAGCACCAAGACTATATTGATACACTCTATCATTAGTAGTACCAACAATATACACTGTAGTACCATCAGGTTTAAAAAACATGGAATGTAGAGCACTTTCTGCCAAAGTACTAGAGACTCTAGTATAAGAAGCAGTAGAAACATCCCATGCTGTACTTAAACTATACTCATTTATATCATCTCCTGAACTACCACAAACAAACATCTTAGTTCCATCTGGTTTAAAAAAGAGACCTGTAGGAGCGATTTCTTCAGTAGTTACACTAAAGTTTTGTACATATGAAGCTGTAGAAACATCCCATGCAGTACTTAAATTATATTCGTTAACAGTGTCATTACCAACTCCACAAACATACATCTTAGTTCCATCGGGTTTAAAATGTAAACTTTCTGGGCTTGTTTCTTGAGCAGACACACTAAAGTTTTGTACATATGAGGCTGTAGAAACATCCCAAGCTGTACTTAGGTTGTACTCATTAACGTCATCACCAGTAAGACCAATAATATACATTTTTGTACCGTCTGGTTTAAAGAAAACTTCTGATGGAGTTGTTTCTTGAGAACCTACACTAAAAACTTGAACATAACTAGCTGTAGAAACATCCCAAGCTGTACTTAAATTATATTCATTAACATCATCGCCAGTAGTTCCTATAATGTACATTTTAGTACCGTCAGGTTTAAAAAATACTGATCTAGGAGCAGTTTCTTGAGTAGCAACACTAAAACTTGTTACTCCTCCAACAAGTGTAGTTACATCCCATGCAGAGTCAGGATCATAATAAGCATAGTCTAAATCCCATGACCCAGCAAAATTACTGTTAGCAGCAGCCGCTTGGCCCATTGTTATTGCTACATTACTCATTGAATATCCTCCGCTGCTCTACGTCCATAATATGTTGTACCACCATCTGTTGTGATAAACGAATAAAGTTCTTTAGTAGATGTAGCTGTTGGTGTTGTACCTCCATGCCATTTTATTGAGCTAGGCCAAGTTAAAGTATAACCTCCCGTGTTGATTACTTCTAATGTGAAGCCAATAGCTAAACCTGATGCAGGTGGGTTAATAAAATTAATAACTGTGTTTGCACTTGGAGTAAACGTAAAAGAGTTAGCCTGATTAGTATCTACAATTAAAACATAATTAGACAAATATAAGTATGCGTCTAAGTTACCCATACCTGTCCCACTTCTAGCTTCATACCAAGTCCAAGTAGGGTTGTCTGGCAGTGTTATTTCTGGCCCTCTAAGAAGAAAGTCATAAGCTGCATTATTAGCAGGAGTTGTAGTTTCAAAGTATAAATAGTAACCAACACCGTTTCCGTTACCATCTGCATCTGTAGTAAGACCTGTACCTGTAGAAGGAGTTCCTCCTGTATCTCTATTTACTCTTCCTGCGGTAGTAACATCAGCAATGGCACTAAAAGTTGCTGAACCATAACTTCCTATAGCTGTGTCTGTAGTAGTAGTTTCCCAACTTTGTGCATCACTTTGAAAGTCATAAGTATTACCACCAATAACAATGTTATCTAATTGTAAATCTGCTGTAAACACACTGTCAATCATGTCATAGTGATATACGGGTCTTACTACGGCTCCACCATATGCGGAAATATCGGCTGTCTTTTGTACCCAACTAGCATTATCACCACTAGTTTGTAAAAAACTACTAGTCATACCTGTAGCAGCAGTTAAACTAGACGTAGTACCTAAGTACCTAGTAGCTTCTAAGCCGTTCTTTATCTTAAATGCTTTATTGTTAGCCATCTATTTCACATCTCCATAGTTAGCTTAGATTATCGGCTGTATGTAGACCAATGTAGGTTGTACCACCATCGTCTGTACTGATGGTAAACAAGTCGGTTTGACCGTTAGCAGGTGCGAAAGGTGTTACACCTAAAGGCCATTCTATAGAGGTAGGCCATGTGAGGGTTACGGGAGTAGCTGTGGAAAACTGAAAAACATCATCAGTTACAGAGTCTGCTATATACACCTTAGTTCCATCATTACTAAAGAATATCCCGTCAGGCTGACCAGATGTGGGCGAAGTACTAAAACTAACACTATCATAACTAGCTGTAGATATATCCCAAGCAGTGCTTAACGAGTATTGATATATATTATCGTTAGTGGTTCCACTGATGTACACCTTAAGGCCATCTGGTTTAAAGGAGATACCTTTAGGTGATGTGTCTTGAGAACTAACACTAAAGTTGGTGCTATAAGACGCAGTTGATACATCCCAAGCAGTGCTTAACGAGTATTCATTAATATCTTGCCCTGCACCACCTAATACATACATCTTAGTGCCATCAGACTTGAAGAACAAGTCATAAGGAGCAGACTCCTGGGCTGCTACACTGAAACTCTTGCTATCGTAACTAGCAGTTGAAACATCCCAAGCTGTACTTAGCGAGTATTGATATATAGTATCCCCTGTGTTGCTTGCTGTATAAACCTTGGTTCCATCTGGTTTAAAAAACAAACCTTGGTGGTCACCTCCTTGTCCAGATAAACTGAAACTTTGTAAGTAAGAAGCCGTAGATATATCCCAAGCAGTATTTAAGTCATACTCAAATATAGAACCTCCAGCAGAACCAATGATGTACAGTTTACTACCATCGGACTTAAAAGAAACACCTTGTACGTTTGCTTCCTGAGAGGAGACATCTAATGCCTTACTATCGTAACTAGCATTATCTAGCCCATACCCAATAGCACCACCAGTCACCTCTACCTGAAATGACTGCACAGCACCTGCATTACTAATGGTGTACGTTGTGTTAGCTGTTAGTGTGTCATTGAAGTAGTTGCCTGTGCTAAGATCAATGTTGCTGCTAGTGATTGTACCAAGTGTTACCTTAGTGTCAGCACCGATTTGTACAGCATTCTTAACTACAAAATCTTTATTATTTGACATCTACTTCACCTTCCATAGTTGTCTTTTTACGTTTAGCCCAGTGTGCTTTCCTAGCTTCTGACTGCTTTCTTTTAGTGTCCTCTGAGTGTTTACGGCCTTTGCTTGTCTCGCTTATTCTTTTTCTAGTTTCCTCAGATACATCTACACCGTATCTAGGATTATTAGAACCTGTATTGTTTTGCGACATAAGCTCTAGCGTTTCAGGTTTATGCTTTCTACCCGTGTGTGCCTTAGACATTTTAGCACGAGTTTCTTCCGTAATCTCCCTACCAATAGAACCTCTATTACCGCCTACAACAAGGTTTAAACAGGCAGAATCTTCTAGCACCCGTTCTGTAACCACAAGGGATTCCCATAGTAAACACTCTTCGTACGTACCCATAAACAAGACATTACGTACCCAGTCGTCTGGGTCTTTGCACTCTGTCTTTCGTCTACCACCAAACTTTTTGTTAAATAGTACACCGCTGCCTGAGTAGTTATCTTCTGGATTACCCCTATGGATACCCCTGTAAAATTCTCCAGTGGACTTTCTTACCCACTGATAACCAAACGCCTCATGTTCCATCATTTTGCACCGTCCACAGCTTGTACTGCTTGGTAAGATGTACCACCGTTACGAGTGCTGAATGTTAGTACATCTGTATCACCTACAGCAGGTGACGTAGGTGCTGTGCCAGAGGGCCACTCTAGGGTGCTAGGGTAAGTGATGGTGGCTGCGGAGCCTGTGGAGTACTGAAAAACGGTATCGTTTACTGTACCTACTACATAGAGTTTAGTGCCGCTATTACCAAAGCTAAGTCCTTGCGGCCCAGTTTCCTGTGTTGCAACACTAAAGCTAACACTGTCGTAAGAGGCAGTAGAAATATCCCATGCAGTACTACATGAGTATTGATACACAGTATTGTTGGTGTCTCCACTTATCCAAAACTTTGTACCATCGTCCTTAAAGTAGATGTCGTTAGGATTTGTGTCTTGTCCAGAAATTACAAAGTTGGTTGTAAAAGAGGCAGTAGAAATGTCCCAAGCTGTACTAAGTGAATATTCATTTACTTCGTCACCAATGCTACCGACAACAAACATTTTAGTGCCGTCTGTTTTGAAAGAAATACCTTGAGGCTCTCCCTCTTGACTGGTTACACTAAAGCTAACACTATCGTAAGATGCCGTTGACATATCCCATGCAGTAGACATTGTGTACTGGTGGACAACATCAGCTTGAGTACCTATCGTATAAAACTTTAGTCCATCTGGTTTTATGTACAGACCTCTCAAGTTATTTTCTTGGGAAGCGACACTAAAAGACACGCTGTCGTAACTAGCTGTTGAAATATCCCATGCAGTGCTAAGGCTATACTGATAAACGGTATCATTTCCAGACCCGCCTACATACATCTTAGTCCCGTCAGTCTTAAATAGGACGAATGCTGGAGATGTTTCCTGTGAGGATACACTAAAACTAACACTATCATAACTAGCATTAGCAAGGTCATACGAACTCGCAGCACCCCCATCCAACAACAACGTAGCCTGACTAACAGTACCACTATCAGCAGGGTTGCTTAAGTCAATCTCAATGTTAGACGTTGGAGTAATCTCAAAGACTGAGCCAGTGGATAGGTCTAGGGTTTGGGTGTAGGAGGCTGAAGAGTATTGGTAAATTGTGTCATTTGTATCCCCAACAATATAAAATTTTGTACCAGAATCTCCAAAAATAAAGCCACGAGCAGTTGCCTCTTGAGAGCCTGTGCTAAAACTTACACTGTCATAAGAACCCGTGCTAATATCATAAGCTGTACTTAGTGAATACTGATACACAGCATCATTGTCATAGGATTGAATAAAAAGTTTACTACCGTCTGCGTTAAAGTCCATTTCTCCAAACTCTCCAACCGTAGATGTAACTACAAGAGTTTTGTTGTCGTAACTAGCAGTGCTAATATCCCAAGCCGTTGATAAAGAGTACTGAAAAATATCTTTAGGTGTTCCACCAATATCACCTATATACACTTTTGTACCATCTGGTTTAAAAAGAATCCCACGTAAATTAGTATGATTTGTTCCATTAGTATAGCTTAATGATGCATAGCTTGCAGTGCTAATATCCCAAGCAGTACTTAATGTGTATTGATAAATAGTTCCTGTTTGACCACTATACATTTTAGTTCCGTCTGCACTTATAGCTAAAGCTACAGGACTTGATATTTGTGTATTAACGGAAAAACTTTTTGAAGCATAACTTGCAGTTGAAATATCATAAGCAGTGCTAAGATTATATTGATAAACAGTATCGGTTGTGTTGTCCATAACATAGTAGCTTGTACCATCAGACTTAATTGCACTACCTATTGGTAAGGTTGCTTGACTAGCTACACTAAAACTCTTGTTATCGTAACTAGCACCAGTTAGGTAGTAACCCTCACTCCCAGACACAACAGTACCCACCGCCTCGTGATAGACCGTTGGCTTGATACCGTTCTTTACTTTAAAGTCTTTGGAATTTGCCATGCTTCACCTTTCCACTTGGCATTACATTAAGCTAATAGAGTAGTATTAACTGTAAAGTTTGTACTGTTAGCTGAAGCTGCAGTGGCTAATATACGAACATTACCACCACTAATATCTACATCATATGTAGCCATAGCTGTAGCTGTATTTACTTCACCATACTGTGTAGCTACTGCTGTTGTACCATCATGGGTTATTAACAACTTAGTAATTGTTCTTTCAGTAGCAACAGTATCAGTACAGACAATAGTAGCTTCAGCACCTAATGCATCTGCTAATGCATACGTAGCAATAGCTGTTTGAGTGGTGCTTGTAGTTGTAGCAGTTTGAGTGTCACCACCGCCACCAATAGCACCCCAAGCACCTGCAGCATAGCCCTCAAAAGCACCATCTGTACTATTGTAACGAAGCATACCATTTACAGGAGAGCCTGTTCTTTGTGCAGTTGTACCTGCAGGTAGTTGCAAAGAACTGGTAGAAGAAGAAGTGCTAATAAAGTTACTACCATCGCCTACAATAGCATGTGCTTCAGTAGGAGTAAGCCCTGCTACATCTGCAAGCTGTGCATCGTATGCTTGTACAGTGCTTCCTATGTTAGCATCAAGCAAAACTGTACCTGTAGCATCTGGTATAGTAATAGTACGGTCTGCTGTAGGGTTAGTAAATGTTACAGTAGTTTCATTATCATCTGCACTAGAACCCTCTACAGTAAAGCCTGAATCGTCTAAGTGTAGTCCTGTCACCGTAGGAGAAGTAATAGTAGGGCTAGTAAGTGTTTTGTTTGTAAGTGTTGCAGTTGAACTAGATACATAGGTATCAATGTCACTTATAAGAGCTACTTTAGTTTCAGTGGCTGATATATCATTTATTACAAAGCCATCTGAAGCAACTAGAGTTACTGTTGATGGAGTTACAGCACTTGCATCTAATTTGTTTAACTCTGTTGCTGTAGCAGTAAGACCGACAACATTATTAGACTGTCCTGCAATAGTTTGTACGTATGCCTTAACAGATTGCTGAGTTGGAATAAGTGTGGCACTATCAGATGCCATATCATCTTCATCAACAAATGCTGTGACTGTAATAGTTCCATCAGACAGATTAGCAAATTGAATAGTGCCAGAGGAAGTTACATCACCTGTGACATTACCTGTTAAGTTACCTGTTACATTTCCAGTAACATTTCCTGTAACATTACCCGTCACGTTACCAGTAACATTACCTTCTATGTTAGCAACCATAGTACCTGTGGTAATTGTTAAGTCACCTGTGCTTGCACCTGTAAATGTACCTGTACCTACAGTAAACTTATCTGCTGATTCATCAAACCCAATAAACGCATTGTCTGCACTACCACGTTCAATAACAATACCTGAGTCGTTGCTAGGTGCACCAGTAACACCGTTGCCTAGCTCCATCAATGTATCTGCAACTACAGTGTTTGTAGAGCTTACAGTTGTTGTAGTACCATTAACAGTAAGGTTGCCTGTAATTGTTGCATTACCAGCTACTGACAGATTAGAATCTAAAGTAGCAGCACCTGTAACATCTAATGTACCAGCAAAGTCTGCATTGGCACCACTAAATGTTACCGCTGTAGTAGGAGTACTACCACTTTGTAATACAAGTTGACCAGAAGAGTTCTTTAAATTAGCATAGGTAGTACCTGCATCTTTTAGTGTAACATCCCCACCATCTGCATCAAGAATAATATCACCAGCCACATCAACTGTCAAGTCACCAGAGCTAAGGTCAATCTCTGTACCGTCAATAGTAATATTATCTACTTTAACGCCAGCATTAGCTGTAACAATACCCGTTACACCAAGAGTACTAGACAGAGTGGTAGCACCTGTTACACCTAGTGTGCCAGCTATAGCAGTATTACCAGAAGCAGAAGCTACAGTAAACTTATTAGTATTAATATCAAAGTTGCCGTCAATACCTGCTGCACCTGTAACAGCCAAAGTAGACGAAAGAGTTGTAGCACCAGTTACACCTAGTGTGCCACCTACAGTAGCGTTACCAGAAGTACTCAAAGTAGTTACACTTGCTGCTGCAGCAGTAGTTCCACCGATAACAGTGTTATCAATAGTACCAGCATTTATATCTGCTGTATCAGCTACGAGGCTATCAATGTTAGCTGTACCATCAATGTACAAGTCACGCCACTCAGAACCTACTGCACCTAAGTCGTAAGTATCATCAGCAGAAGGTATAAGTGGTGAAGCAACATCAGCAGTAACAGTAACAGTATCTGTAGCTGCATTACCTAGTGTAGTGTTTCCGTTTACAGTTAAGTTTGCTGTAATAGTAGCACTTTCATCTACTTGAAGTGTGTCAATAGTAGCTGTACCGTCTAGGTATAAATTTTTAAACTCTAAGCTAGATGTACCAAGATCAATATCATTATCTGTGACAGGAACAATAACACCATCTTGAAATCGCAACTGCTCTACTGCAACGGTACTTACTTCTACAAATACACCGTGACGATTATTTGCGGTGTCTACAGCAATTTTATTCTTAGCATCAAGATCAGCAATCAGAGGTACGTAGGAACCTTCATCTGATGTACCATCATGTTTGTGGCCTGTAGTACCCGTAGTACTATGAGTAAACGCATCTCTTAATTTGTCATATTCTGAATTAATCGGCGCTGCTCTAACTACTGCAGTAGGTATAATATCAGCTACTGATTGACGTGTATAACCTGACATATTTTATCTCCTATCCCCAAGTCCATATGTAATGGTCATAGCTTGAATGGTGTGGCTTGGGTCTGTACTATTTGTAACATAGCTGATTGACATAGATTTTGCAGAACCTACAATGTTGGTAGATTCTACAGGTGAAGGATTTCCATCGTAAATATCTGTTGCATCAAATGTAGCGGCATCGTAAAAAGCAGCAGCACCTTCAGTAGACAAGTTGTAATCTGATGATACACTACTTTGTGGATTACCATAATCAAAGTCTACTGAAACAACTACATTAACTACACCCTCTGAACGCATATAGGTATCTAAGTCATAAAACGTTTTACGTACCGCAGGATCATCCATATAAAAGTAAGGTGTTTGATATAGGCTGAATATTTTATTGCCGTTAAAGCTTGTGCCTACTTCTTGCCGATACACATAGCCCTCTGAATCCCCATGTATGACAAACTCTTCATCGCCTATATAACCACTTGAGGCTGTCTTTACATCTACCCCTACAAGTTGGCTGTACTCAAACCCAGCGCCCCCTTGCCCACTTCTACGTATAGAGCCTAGAATACCTAAAGAATCTTGATCCGCAAAGAACATTCTAAACTGTGACTTCTTCTTTACTACTACTGCTGTTAGAGTAGCTAAGTCTTCCTGTGCTGTATACTTTTCAAAAATAGATTGTATTGGTTTAGAAAGAGTAGCAAATTCAATATCGCCGATACGATCTGTACCTGTGATAGGTCTTATACCATCCGGCGCTAAAAAAAGTACGTCACCATTAAACTCTATAACAGTATCAGGTGCAACACATCCTATGTTAGATGTTATAGTTTCAACAACAAAGTTAGCAATGTTATCACCA